GGACGGTTTCAAGCCTTCCCAAAGGAAGATTCTCTTCGGTTGCCTGAAGCGCGGTTTGCGACAGGAGGTTCGTGTGGCGCAGCTCGCCGGTTATGTCTCTGAGCACGCAGCTTATCACCACGGTGAGGCGTCTTTGAATTCTACCATCACGTCCATGGGACAGAACTTCGTCGGTAGCAACAATATTCACTTGCTGACGCCGGTTGGGCAGTTTGGTTCTCGTCTTATGGGCGGTTCCGATGCCGCAAGTCCGAGGTATATTCACACACATCTCGAGCACATTGTAGATGTTCTCTTCCGCAAGGAGGACAGTGGTATTCTGAATTACATTGATGACGATGGTCTGCTCGTTGAACCGGAGACCTATCTCCCCATTCTTCCAATGCTCCTTGTCAATGGCTGTATTGGTATAGGTACCGGATTCAGCACGGACATTCCTCCGTACAATCCTGATGATCTGATTCGTCTTCTGAAGTCTAGGTTGGAAGGTAATATCGAGACATTCGAGGGCGTTGATCTCACACCGTGGTGGTTCGGTTTTAAGGGACAGGTTATCAAACAGGATGCAACGACTTATGTAACCAAGGGCATTTACACGATGGACGATGAGAAGCGCACTGTGACAATCACTGAGCTTCCTGTCGGCGTCTGGACGAAGGACTATAAGGCGTTTCTGGATGAGATCTGCTCAGGGGAGGCAAAGGGTTCTCTGTCCGATGACAAGAAGCCGGTCCTCAAGGGCTTCGATGACTTGTACAACGACTTGGATGTAAAGTTTGTTCTCTATATGGATAATGACTACTATGAGGACATCAAGGCGGATCGCGCGGAATTTGTCAAGCGATTCAAGCTGACGAACAACTGGAAGACGAGCAACATGAACTGCTTCGATACGAACATGAAGATTGTCAAGTATGATTCAGCTGGTCAAATCTTCGAGTCATATTATGGACCGCGCCTCTCGCAGTACGAGAAGCGGCGTATTATGGAGATGGCTAGGCTCGAGCGCCAGATGCTGGAGTGCGACGCGCGTGCTCGCTTTCTCCGTTTCGTACTCGATGGAACGATTGATCTCAGGCGCAAGGAGGATAATGAGATTGTGGAGATTATGAAGACATGTTCTCTTCCACCGCTAAGTTCACTGGAGACTCCAGATAACGTAGATGCGTATGAGTATTTGCTGAAGCTGCGCATTGACCGCGTCAAGGCATCAGCAATTCAGGAAGCCGAAACATCGCTCATGGCTGCGCGCGTTTCGTTTGAGAAGCTGCGCGATACCACTGCGTCAGCTCTGTGGCTATCCGACCTCCTTGACTTTGATAAGGTGTGGGCGAAGGCGAAGGTTGAGCGGGAGCACTTTCTCTCGGGGGCTGGAAGCACGACGATGGGTCAGCAGAAGAAGCGCCGGTTCAAGGTTGCTGCTTAAATAAACTGATTGAGCGGCAAGGACTTAGAACCTGCACTACTCAAATTCATCTCACGAGCTAACGGTATCGGCATATGACTGATATCATTCAAATAATAATGATAATGATCGACGGCACTCAAGATGTGCGGCGCAGACCAATCAACAACTTTTTTATTGAGTTCATTAACTTGTCCAGGGACATCAAACGGCTGATTCTTTGCATACTGGTAATAGAGAGCGCGCATAATGATTTTGAGTTCATCTGCAGACTGATCATCAATTACGTAACCCTTCGGTTGACTCTTTTCAAAGACATCACGGCGAATCGCATTCTGGATAATTTTGATGTTATCGGCACTGAAAAAGCTCTGACTCAGCGGACCGGCTTCCCAGTTTCCTCTCAACATATCGGCTTCAAAGTCCTTTTCGGTAGTCTTTTCATACTGGTATCCGGGGAACGACTCGGGAAGTTTACTTTCCTTATCTGTAAATACAACGCGCCCGTTCTGCCCGTGATTGGCAGTCGCATTAGGATTTGTTAAAGGTAGTTCAAAAGCAGGATCTTGGTTCATTCTTCTCTCCTTCGTCTAACTAAATTATTTTATATGAAATAATTATAGTAAATGAGCGGCTTAAGGCAGATTCCTAATGACGGTCGGTTTTTTGTACCTATTTCATCACTCGCATATACAGGCAGCATTAATGAGCTAAATAGAACGAATGGCACTTTACAGACGGCGGCGTGGTTGCGCGCAGGCTACACAAGTGGTGGTTTTCCTGGTGGTCCGGGCGGTGGCTCCTCTTACCTATCATCAGTAAATGGTCCGGGCGCCGGTAAGCTGCGTGATCTAGGGAAGACGTATGTCTCTGCAGGACGTACATTCCGCAAGGTACAGCTCATCAATTATGGCGGACAGACAAGCGGCACCTCAGCTACATTCGGTGTTGGTGGTCAGGCGAGCACAGTACCCGATTCTGACTTCTTGACAGGCTACATCGAGCTTGGCTGGGAGGGTTCTGGTTTCCCTGCACCTGTAGTTCGTATGTAAATAGAATTATTTGATTACACTTTTATTTTAGTTTTGTAAACTAAAACAAAAAAGAGCCAGTACTAGATGGATTTCACGTTCCTACTTTACATCTTTTTGTCATGTGTTATTGGGATCGGCGGCGCCTATAAACTAGTCCAGATGGAAAGACCCGTGGCAGGAATTTTATATTTAGTCGGTGTACTTGCAGTTTTAATCTTTTTTGGTCTCCGGTGGTTTACAGGTGATTCTCTCAGGGTAGGAAAGGTTGAGACTAAGTCGTGGCCGCCAGCAATTAATCTCTGTCCCGATTTCCTCAGTATTTATGAGCGCACTATCAACGGATCCAAGGAGAAGGTCTGCGTTGATTTAATTGGCGTAGGAACACAGGGCGGAATCCAGAAGATGACGGCACCTGAGCAGGCACTCAAAGAAGAGTTCGTTTTCCACTTATTCAGTAATTTAGGTGGCGGCGCGCGCCAGAGAGCCATTTGCCAGCACTGTAAAGACAAGAAAGTTACATGGGAAGGAGTTTATGACGGTGTAAGCTGCGCAGACGGCTTCGCACCTGGTGGAAGCGGCGGCGATAACAATCAATGCTTTGATGCGTCTGGAAACCCTCAAGAGTCATAATCGTAGGCTAAAGAAAACAGTAATCTTTGAATACTAGATGTGGGGACCGACGCCAATTGAAAAAACAATCTGTTTACATCCTGCTACTGAAAAAACATTAGCAGAATGGATACTGAAACCAACACAGCCTGCCGTACTTCTTTATGGAGAACCTGGAGTCGGTAAAACGACGCTTGCTCATCGCGTCTACAGAGAGGCAAAACTCAAACCGATTGAGTTTAATGCAAGTCATACACGTAGTGGCACATCTTTTCGTAAAACTCTTCTCCCACTTTTAAATGAAGGTGGCGTTGTTCATATGATTGAGACCGGTAAACGCGGAGGAATAGGTATCATATTAGATGAAATTGACGGTTTGTCTCAAGGCGAAAAGGGTGGTCTCAAAGAACTTCTGGATTTTTTGAGAAACTGGTCTCCTGAAAAAGAGACAACTCCAATAATTCTCATTAGTAATACCCTGGATTCAAGAAATCTTATTCAAATATCAAAACTCTGTATAACTATTGAAATGAAGGAGGCTGATAAATCCTGTGTAGAACAATGGCTGGGTGCACCGCTCCAATCAGAAAATCATCTCCAGATGGTACATGGTGACCTACGTGTTCTTCAACGTCAGCTCATTGGATTAGAGCAACCCCAGGACGTCATTGAAATTCCAGAAGGTATTCTGCCTATTTCATGGTGGTCTCTCTGGAATGAATGGGATCCGTTTTTTGATCTAGATATTGATAGTCATGAGGCTAATTTAGCCGGGCTCGTTTTTGTAGAGAATTTGAATGATCGTATTAGTGCCGTCAAAGGAAATACGAATGAAAGCTGGAATATTTTCATGAGAATATTTTCTGGATACAGCAGAAGTGATCGTGCGGATTTCTGGGCGTTCTTTCACCAATGCTGGAATTTGCTCCCGCTTTCTCAGCACATTAAGTTGAAGATTCCGAGTTTACTTCTCACACAGATGACTCCTCTAAGCGAAGAACATCAGGAACTAATTCCTAAGTCAGAATCTTTGCGTTATACACCTGTATTAACGAAACAATCTGCAATGTTTAATTCGTGGAAGTTTCTCTGCGAAATTAGTGATCCTACAGGAATTCCAATTCGCCTTGTGCCGAGTATGTGCCATATTGAAGCAGAAAAGATTGGTCAGAAACCTGATCGGCAACGCCGCTTACGTAATATTGCGCTAAAAAGTTTATTGCCTCCGTCGTAAACGCCGTGTTTTCTTAAAACGCTTCCCACCACGAAATGAAGTGAATTTCGTCAAAACACCAAAATGATCCGAAGCATTAATCGGCAAACGAAGTTTGCGTGATCTATTTCTAGCGCATTGTGTAAGTTTATCTAATTCATCCGGTTTGACTTCTGATACTGCATTTACGAACCATTCTGACTCAGCTGCACTAAGACATTCGTGGTCAGTGCCAATAAGAACTGATTTACTTGGCTTACAAAAAGCATTTGTAGAGCGAAATAAAATACCATCATAGCGGTAGTGTTTTTCGATGAGTTTCTGATTCCATCGCATAACATTACGATCTGTATCTTCTGTATATCCTGTTGTAGTCGGATTCAATGTGCGATAAGTATCTACAAATCCAAGGGCTGTAAACTTATACATCATTTCCATTTCAGGCCACTCGTGCACTTCACCATCCAGATGAAAATTAAAATCACCACAAATAATTATATTCTTTAAAGAGTAACGGCGTATAATTATATCGTAAATCGTTTGTAAAATATCAAAGCGGCACCGTGAATAATGTATCCATTTTTGTGCTTGTCCTGGGCTACTTTTAGAGCCTGCCTGATTATATAGATTGAAAAGTACTAAATTTGGATACTCTACAACAAGAAGGCAGTTCTCATATCCGAGTACACCAGCAAGCCCATAAAGTGTAACTCTTGATGGCTGGTACTTTGACAGAAAATATGTATCAACAGCACGATTACGTTCAGGTACAGGGTTTACTGGGTAAGGAATTTCACTCGCAAATTTGTATTGACCTATCAGCTTTGATAGACGCTGATATGAAAAGGCACTCATTTCTTGCAAGCACAGGAGATCCGCTCCAGATTCTCTAATTGTTGTTTCTAAAAGTGTCTGACGAAGCCCGAAGAGATGTTTCTGAGCTTCAGTTCGTGCAAGACCCCAGATATTATAGGTCAGGCATGAAAAGTTTGCAGGAACACTTTCTCCATCTGGAAATGATTGATCATAATCTACCTTGAGTGTTTCTTCACTAAAATAACAATGTCGTCCAAGGAAATCCTCCGTATATGAATATTTTTTTCCAACTGTATTTTCTGGGGTTTTAGGAACTTCACGACTGATCGTACTACGTGTAGAACATTGACGTTCATTTTCTACACAGAGTCCTCTTGAAAGTGTTGTCGGTCCACATAAAATAGGTGCAGATTTAGGGCACCCGTTCTCCATCTAGTTCTACAGATATAAACTTTCCGTGAAAGTTCTGATGCAGATTATTTCCGCTTCCACGATATAAACATATCCATAAAGAACAGTTACTTATCCCTGTTATTAGATGTTTACATTGACTTAATATCAAGACGGCTGCAAAAAAATATTGTATATCATGATAGTTTTCTTCTTTCGTATTTTGATGATGTATACCTTTATCTATTGTAGATACTTTTGTTTCACTAAAACATATGCAGTTTGGAAATATTTCTTTTGCATAATCTAAAAATTGTTTTTCATCTGACTGAATCAAGATTGTCTCTTTTCCTGTGTATATTTCTTTTAGTTTTTCTATATAATCAGAATAAGCAACCTTTTTTATTTCTGTTTTTTTATCAGTTCCTCTATAATATAAACCGATTGTATTTTTAACATCAATATTATATTTTTCTAAGAGTTCTTGTTTTTTATCTAGAATAAATTGGCACGGTGAAAAATATTTTGTAATAAATGGTTTTAATTGATCATATTTCAATAGTTTATATATCTTATTTTGATAACCGGCATAGAAATCAATATCGTGTTCATATTGTATTTGTGTATTTATATCAATAAATAACTTTTTTGTAATATCTTCAGATTCATCTGTTTTATATAACTTAAATTGTTCCGAACTATCTATACTATCTGGTAGTGTTCTATAGTGAGCAAAAAAGCCTAGAATCCATGCTATTCTAAATGTGCATTCTGAAAAAAAGCCACCATTATTATTTAAAGGATCAGCATAAGGATTAAATGTTTTTAACATATAATACTAACGTATGTTTATTTAAGATTATTTTTATATTAACGCATCCGTATTTATTAAGTTTGTACTCACCAGTTCGTAAGAAAAGCCCGTTTTTTTTATATCCCATTACTATTGTTATAAACAAGCACGCCATGATATTGTATCATTCGTTCCATCATTGTATAAAAGTGTAAATACAGATCCGCCGTGTCTCTGTGCCACGAACTTTAATTCAATGTCAGCGATCTCTTCGACGCGTTTTTTCTCTCGGTTGGGGTGGGTTTGAAATAAATTCCAAAAGTATACATACTGGTCTGGAAACTCTGTCTTTAAACTTTTACACGAATTTATATGCTTTATCCTTTCTCGTATATCGGGTGCTAGAGATGAACGCGACTCGCGTAAAAGAGCCCGTTTTTTAGGTGGCATTACTATTGTTATAAAATAAAAATAGTAATGAATTTCAAATTTATATTTAAGAATGCGTATCCGTCAATTCATCCGGATGTAACAAGCGAATCATTGTTAATGGGCTGGTGCGTCCAATGCGATAGGCACGCCCTAAAATCTGCTTTTCCTCCTCATGATTCATCGCGTGCAAAAGAATAACATGGGTTGCCGCTGTAATATTTAGTCCTGCACCAGCCATAATCGAGTTCAGGAGTAAGACTCGTGTTTCTCCCTTCTCAAATGACTTTAGTGTTGCATTGATCACGTCTTTATTTCCCTGAACTTGCTTGACCTTGAGATTAGTTGTCGACAGATCACGTGTGATTTGATGAAACGGGTTATCATACCGACTGAAAATTAGAAAACGAGCCCCCGCATTTTTTTGTAATGTCTCTGTAATGAGTTTCATAAGTTGTTCTGGCTTCTTAAGAGGTCTTTCGACTTGTTCCTGTTGTATTACTGCCGCGCTTGGTGTAGCCGATAAAGCCTTGAGCTCAGACGGTGTAATGAGTGTTCTACAGAGAGGGCATGTCGTTAGTCTCGTTAAACTGGTCAGCATACAACCAGCACAGAACACACGGCTACAACAGTTTGTAAGAATAGCGCTTTGCGGCTCGTCAAAACAGATCGGGCATATCTCATTCTTATAGTTCTCAATACGCTCCTTTAGTGTTTTAATTTGCTCTTCTAATCCATCGATTTTCTGCTTGAGATTTTTAAGAGCATCCTCTTTGGCTCTCGCTGTCGCATACTCCATTGAACTCTTGAATTCGTAGGTTCTACGCAAGCGATCAAGTTCCTTGATGCGATGTTCTGTAACTGCTTTAATTAGCGTCGTTGAATCCTCAGACTTTACACCAAGAACATCGAGAGCGCCAGTAAAATCGCCCGCGTGAAGAAGCTGCCGAATTTCTGGAGAAATCGCATTCGCAAGTACACGCTGAACAACAGACGGCATACACATAATATTTTGTATTGTCAGAGGAGGCAGAGAAATAGACTCACGTACATACTCCTCTTTACAACGAAGTACTAGACGACCTCTAAATTTGTGATTTGTTCCTAAAAAGTACCGAAAAAATCCCGGTGATACCATGTAATATCTCTGATATACATAATGTGCTGTTGAACTTGCTTGATTTCTCCAAATACGAAGCTGTTGCTGTAGGACCGGATCAAAATCTGGATTGTTTATAAAATTATTAAAGGTACTCTGTGTAAAATAATGTACATTGTTCGGAAATAATAAATTCGACCAACTCGCTGAAATGAACCACGTAAATTTTGTACCTGGTAGCAACTGTGTAGATGGAATATGAAGTGTGTCAGCCTCATCATAGAAAACACGCTTCCAATTTATGCGTTCTTTTGTCATAATAGCCTGAAACTTTCCATACAGCGTGTTGCTAATAAGAATTACATCTTTCTCTAACATTTTATCTTTTGTCCACTTCGCCTTATCTAAATACGCCTTTGTCTTAACACCATAGTATGATAGCGTCGTTTCACTCATAATATATCCTTCCCACTGCTTGAAAAGTGTATGAGGTACAACAATTAAGCAACCAGCATTTGAAAGATCGGTTCCGATCATATTTTCTTGAATTGAATATAGACTGTTCGAACTGTTTTCTGTTAAACTTGTTGACTTGTATAGAGTATCAGTTCCTTCTTTCTTCAAATTGGAAATATGACCTAGGACCATTAGACTCTTACCAACGCCCACACCATCACCGAGGATTGCGAATGAACTGTAGAGTTTTGCACCTGAGATATCCATCCCCTTGTTTAAAATCTGTTCCTTTTCAGCCATTGAAAATAGAATTGATTTCTGGTGATTTCTCAGTGGTGTCAAGATATGAGCAGGTTGATTAAGTTTTTCTGATTCTGATGATAAGGAATACTTATAGGCGTCATTTAAAATATACAAAGACTGATGCGAGTTTGTATGGTGACTCATCCTATTTCTCTCCACTTCTTTATAACTTTAGGCATCTGTAAAAAAATCACGCAACGTTTTATCTTTGATAAAATTCTCTATGTGTAGGGTTGTCTTGTGGACAACGGGGTTCTCTTTTCCAGCAAGACGCATTTGCTCTTCCTGTTCCCTGAGTTTTTTCTTATCGAAGGTATTCTCTGAGTGACTCATAACAAGCATGACTTTGAATGGATCCAGTTGAATCATCGGATGTTTGTAGTCCTCTAAAAAAGATTTTTCCTCTGCAAAAAGAACATTCTCATCGTATGTATGCGTCTTTGCGTAAGAAGATCTCCACGCCATCGTTCCATTTGTGGCGTGGTTAGGATTGTATGGACCAAGCTTGTAGATTGTCTTGATATCGGTGTAATACATGTAGATTATCGTGGATCCAGCGAGCTCAACTTGCGGATTCTTCTTGAAAGCTTTTACAGCAGCTTCTACGCGTTCAACAGCATAATAATCATCGTCGTCCATCGCAACAATGATATCTCCTAGAGCAAGCTTATTTAATAAATTGCGCTTCGCGCCGATTGTTTTCTTTTCATCCGATGAAATGTAGCGAATATTTGGTATGTATTTGGCGGCGGTGTCAAAAAAATCCTTGACTTTCTCTTGACCATCGTCAAGAATAATCCACTCCATTCGATCAAGAGGATACGTTTGCTGCTTATAACACTGAATGAGATGAGGAATGAATCTGCGCCTGTTATATGTCGGTGTGATTACTGATACGAAGGGTTGATCACTATTTTCTTGCTGTTTTTTTAGCGGCTTCACCATCTCTAGGTTTATATAGGCGGGTATTTTTAGACCAGGTTAAAAATTTGACAAGGTTGCTGCTTTTAGTCGCAGTAATGAAATGATCAATGTATCTGTGATTACAATAACCTGTAATCGGCGAAGATTTATACCGAGACTTATCGAAATGTACAGGGCACAGCTCTATCCTGTGGATCAAATGGAATGGGTCATCGTGGATGACAGTGATGCTAGTCAAAAGGTAGCTGACTTATTAATGTCTTCTGGTCTACCCAATATTGTATATCTACCTTATAAGCGTGGTCTCTTGATGGGTGCAAAGTTGAATATTGCGAAAGAGAGAGCGAGAGGCAACATTGTCGTGGTCATGGACGATGATGATTATTATCCACCTGAACGTGTACTTATTGCCGTGCGCGCTTTAGAGGAAAATCCAGACATAGATCTTGCTGGCTGTAGTAAAACTTATATGTATTACACTGATACAGATGAGATTTACTGTGCGGGTCCTTACAATGATAATCATGCGCTCAATTGTACAATTGCATTTCGTTCGTCCTATGCTGGAAAGTACGATGATAATGAGCCGTGTGCTGTTGAACGCGCATTTCTAAACGATTTCACTGAGGATATGGTTCAACTTTATAGCAAAAATACAATTCTTCATATTATTCATTCAACAAATACGTTCAATGCGATTCAGGGACGAGATAAAGGAACTCTAGGTTTACTTAAGAAAACGCAACTAAAACTAGATAATTTCATTGCAAATGACGAGATGCGTCAATTATTTGAAGGTGCTTATTAGACTCGTGTAAAGTAGAATATAATCATTAATACAAGTGTAAATGATACTAAACAACCAACCTTTTTTGAGTTGTTACAAGTAGCCTGTACTATAGCATCATTACCACTGCTACTTGGTATGACAAGTTGATGTCTTGTAGATGTCGATGGAATTCTATACTGATACACTTGATTATTATGAATCACATGTATTTCTTGGCTTTGAATAACAGGAGGAGTATATGGCACATGTACAACTGTATGACATAAGGGACATTCCGCGTAACCCTTATGTAAAATATATGACATCCAACAACTCACATGTGTATAAATTCTACAATTACATGTACCGTTTTCATATTGATTTAATATTAATGTAATGACTTCATCGTCATTTTTAATTACTTCAAGACAGAACATACATGGTTCTATGTCCATATCAGTACTCATTGTATTCTTACCTTATATATTCAATTTTATTCTAGAGATCAGAGTGAGCTACGTGACTTTCTAATTGTACACTTTTTACACTTGGAAAGAAGTCGCCCTTATGAACACGTATTGTGCTCAAATTCGGTAGCGAAGCGCGCATGGCAGCGCCAATATTATGTGCAAGCGATGTGGTTGCTTCAGGAAGCGGCGGCAACGTACTCGGATCAAATGTCTTTCCAACAAGTGTCGCGCACTCCGTCAAGAAATCAACCATCTTTTTCCGCGCCGGCAGATCCTCCTGAAAATAGAAAGGAAAGAGAAAGAAAGAACCAAGTGATGTCTCTGCTTTGGTCTGTGTAATCGGAAGCATCGTGTAGAGTTTCGGCGCTGTCCCCAGACCGACGCGTATCAAATAGTAGACGAGGACAAACGGGCAGAAAAAAAACCCATAGATGAAAAACAGAACGCGATATTTAGGTTCACGTCCAATTGCATCATTGGCGGCGAGCATTCCCCCCAAGAGACCGAGTGTAATATAGAAAAAATAGGATACAAATGTTGTTGTATTGTCCCATACATCAAAAAAGAGCTTTCCTGAGTCGAAGGTCTGATCGGCGACTGCACCCTGCGCCTTTAATTTGTCGTCTAATGTTGGCTCATCAAGTTCAATTGATACATTTGCTACTTTTGTTTTATTTAACATAGTTGTTAAGTCTTGTTTTACAACGAATATCTTCGCCTGTATTTCATCAGCTGATTTATCATCTGCTCCCGCAATAAAGGGAGCCAATCCTTTGAGATATGCTGTAAGCTTCGGTATATCAGTATCCTCAATTAATTTATCTCCCTTCCAGACTTTAATCTGTTTTGGAAATAAGTCATTAAAACTCTTTAAAATTCTGTAATACTGTTGCTGTTTAAATACGTCATTAGCAGCAGAATAAACTGTATCCTGTGCTGAACGATATGTCGCGGCAACTGAGGATGAACTATCATAAACTGCCTGTGCTTTACTTATGATTGTATCTAATTTTGTATTTGCCTTGGTGGTTAATGTACCAACTGTGATTCGATATGCTTTGACTTTATCAATCTGATCTTTCAGTGTAGACTTTGTTCCGTCGTTCGCTACCTGTTGTTTTGCTTTCGCTTGTTCAGCAGCTGGATTGTATGTTGCTGAATATAAAGCATCTGTTAAACTCATTTATACCTATTTACTAAAAATAAATATACTTTGTAGATATGGCGAGGGCAACCAGAAAACAAAAGGATGATTGGATCGTTGCGATTCCATCGTATAAACGCCCCGAAACACTCAGAGATAAAACCCTGACTGTCCTAAAAAACTATGGAATTCCTGCTTCTAAAATTCATGTCTTTGTCGCCAATAAGGAACAGGCTGATCTTTACCGGGATACATTGGTAGCAGGAAGCTATGGTAAACTCATCGTTGGTATCGTCGGTATGGGTGCTATTCGCAATTTCATAAGCGACTATTTCCCGAAGGGTAAGAAAATCGTGAATATCGACGATGATATTAAAGGTTTTCTTGAATTTGACGAGCGCGTGAAACGTCATGAGAAAGAGCTTGTGTCCTTGAAGGAGGTAATACGGCGAGGATTTGCGGAGTGCGCGAAAGCCGGTGCGCGTCTCTGGGGTGTCTATGCAGTTCCGAATGGATTTTTTATGAAGGCGGCTGTCAGCACAGACCTCAAATACATTATCGGAAGTTTCTGGGGCTGTATAAATCCTGGGACAAAGGAGATCAAGATAACACTCGATGACAAGGAAGATTATTTACGCAGTATTTTATACTACAAGGCTGACGGCGCGGTTGTTCGCCTGAACAATGTGTCCGCGAAATCGTCCTATTATAAAGAGCCTGGCGGCATGCAGGAGGAGCGAACTAAAGAGCGTGTAGAGAAATCTGCGCGCTATTTGGTCAAAGAGTTTCCTGAATATGCCACCTTGAATCCGAATAAGAAGAGTGGATTTATGGAAGTCAAGCTCAAAGATAAAACAGGTGATAAGTAGATGGGTATAGTTACATTTTTTCGTAAACTGACGAAAACAAATAAAAATAAAAAGATGATTAATTTAACCCGCAAACAAAAAACAAGAGTGCGACGTATACGAATCAAGGAACTTAGTGGTCAATTTCCTAAATTCGAGGCAAAGAATGACATATTTACCATTGAAATAACTAGCTGTAAGAAAGAACCAAGGTATGAAAATGAAGAGGGGCGCTGTAAGATAAAATGGATCAACGTTCCTGAAAAATGCTGTAAATGGAATATACCCAAAGTCTACGAGTATATGACGAAAAATAGAAAGTCGCCCTACAACTATTGGTTTTTAGGCGATGGAGACTACAAAGTTATTTTTTTATAGCTCATACTTCAGACCCGTGCGGATTTTAAAAGAGCGTTTTTATTTTTTTTATTATTTCAGATGCCGTTAGAATTTCTGCAGTAGGAAAATCCTTTTTAAGGCTATTATTCATTTTATCTAGATATTTTTTGAATTCATCGAACGATTTCATATTAACTATATCATTTGACCAAAAATGGAGTCTAAATTCATCAAAAGGCTTTTTTTTTAATACCTCTTCAAATTCATTTTTATATTTACATAATAAATTCAAATCTCTCACTAGTTTATCCCTGTAATATTGTTCATAATCTTTTCTTATAAGTATATATGTTACATCAGGTGTAAATGGTAAATTATCCTTTCCCTGAAGTCCAACAAATACAATATTTTTATGCTGAGATAATAATATACTAATGTCTTTTATTACACCTTTTTGAACGGTATCAATCCTTTTATGTTTTTTCCAATTATTTTCGTAAATATCATCTAAATCATAACGTTTAACTGATAAACTTTTTAAAAGTGTTGTTTTTCCTGAACCGGAAGCACCAGTTATATAAACTATCATCCTATTATGCTCATTTAAAATCCGCACGGGTCTAAAGCGCGTACTTAAGACCGCCCATGCCACCCTCAATCACCAAGAAATTGATGTTCTCCACATAGACGTTCAAGTCATATACATAGTTTGTATTGACCGGCAAAGGATACACATCAACTTCAATCTGAAAATTCCGAATACGACTGGCATTGACACTTCCACATGGCTGCGTATTAGGTGAATTCAAGGCAAAATTGTAGACCGGCACAAGACGCAGAGGTTTTCCAGTCAAACTCTTCCACGGCGTTATCTTTGTAAAATAATCAATTGTTTTTTCCTCTTGGATTTCGTTGCCATCACACAAAATACGAAGAGCCCTCAAAATATCCATTTGCCCCTGTGGGATAAAAAGACCGCTTGAAAAGGCGCTCGTATTTACAGCACTCAGATTCGGAGTCGGAACAAACGGCGCATGCGGGAAACTCCACCAGTTCGTCAAATTACCAAAATCATTTCTGTATAAGAGACTATCACTACGCCGCGCAACAAAGAGAAGTCGTGTAATTGGATTATGTGTTTCTAAATCTAGGGTTCTGCGCGTATAGAGACCAGAAAAGGGATAATTCGTCACCTGCGAAAACATATAGGACAGGGGAGTCGAAGCAAATACATGTCGTTCATCTTCTGTCAAATAAATATAGGTGCTCTGAATGCGCGCATTTAAGAACCACCCATTCAATTGAGGCACTGTTGATCCCACGTCCGTGGCAAAAAAGCGCCACTGACCACTTATATCACTCGTAGGAACATAATCAGGTTGATTACGTTTTATTAGAGCTGTTGACTGTAACATCTTATAATCGGGATTTACGCGATATCCCGAAACATCCAAAATAGTGTACAGGCTCTTAATAGGATTTAATGTAATCTGTACTTCGCACTCATGATATTGAAGTGAAACAAGAGGAAGAGCAAGCGATGAATATTCTGTAAACCAGAATGAAAGTGGAACATGGATGTCCTGACCAAAGATAGATGGGCGATTTACTTGACCACCTAGTGGACTCGTGTTATCTTTAAAAACACTAGGATATCCAGTACTGTTTGTGCCACCTGCATATTGTCCATTTGCAGGATCCATAAGTTCAGGTATATCACCCACAAGTTCACGCCATTTCTCAAACTTATCGGTATCGTAGTCACTCAGCGCCTTTGCTAACAAATAATTACCATCAAATTCCTGTATTTTTTGCCCACCTATAAAAAAGGCGGCGCTCTGAATGATTGCGGCACCCAAATATCGTACCCACTGATACTGTACTTGTGTTGGGCGAGTGTAGCTTGTCGTTAATTGCTTACTGAAAATATCCGGAATACGAAAAGAAAAATAGATGTCACTTAGTAAATCACCACTGCGCTGTATTTTTGCCCGGAGTTTAATTGGCTGATCATAAAACAGTTCGTTTGGTCCGTCCATGGCAGTTGAAATAGATTCTTGCGAAAAATGTGAATACTTCCTAAATGCCTTGTAAAAAAAGGTCATTTGCGGATTTCCACTCAAAATAACATTTTGGGCGCCGTAAGCAATTAATCCTAGGAGACCACCACCTGTCATTCTTCTCTTGCTGTGGAAAGAGCAAAAGAAGAATTACAAAAAGAACGCCGATTTCTTAAGTTGTATGTGTATAACTTGTTGTCCACCATGTGTCAGCAAGGTACGGCGGCATGTCCTGTGACGCAGCCAGCACTTTCTTGCTCGGACCGACCGTGACCTGGCTCTGAATTTCCGTAAAGGAGAGCGCATATCCGAAATATTTGAGTCCACCCAAGTTTCCATTGAAACTACCCTGAACCGTAAACGTATCAGGATCTACTGCAGGTGTGGTTGATCCGCGAACAACCATACTATTCTGACTAAATAGGATCAAGTCCTGGAAATTCTGGTACGGTAATGATCCCTCAAAGTTGAGCTTTTTAGAGAGATTTCCATTGATGTAAATTTCAAGCGCATTCTTCCGTGCCATTATAGCGCAATGAAACCATTTCCGTACAGGGATATTCTCAACGTCGCAGTACGTGTAAGGATTCTTGTAGGCATTCATGAAGACTCTCATTGTATTGGCATTCTTCTTGATGAAGACTCCAGGACCCAAGAGAGGAAACGGGGTCATATATCCCTTGTAAAATACAGATGCAAGTGTATCTTCACCAGTGAATGTAGACGGATTTACATACAAGTAGAAACTGTACGTGAATTCAATGCCAGTTCTCTCATTGTCCGAGAACGGGATCAACTTTCCATCGGGAAACTTCTTAATGTCTTGGCGAATAACGATTTGTTTATCATCGGAGGATGCCGTAAAGGGGAAAAGATCAACAACATGGCTACCAATATTCAAAAAGGACACGTAGAGAAATTCAATTGAGATAAACATCAAATACACGAGCACAACGATGACAAATGCCAATAAGAATTGTGCCAGAAAACTTTCACCAAAAAAGATGTTCATTATTGACGAGGAGTCTGATCCTTCCATTCTCTAAGAAATACAGACTTTAAAATCAGCTTCCAACCTGGATCGTGCTCTTCGCATAGGTTACATTTAGCTGGGGTGTCTTGAGTGTAAGGGATCCTGACACATTGAACAGATTCGCCAACCAATCTAATATGCCGCCGCCGCCACTCGTTGTAGGACCGGACATATACATTCTGTAAATCTCATCCGGGTTGAGAGATCTCTGAACAAATGTCACATCGCTGATAAAGCCATCATATCCACCAAAGTCGAGCAACTTCGCGCTGACACCCTTAGGGTCTACACGATAGAATGACGGCAAGATACAAGAACGGGCAAGTTTGCCGTCCATGTAAACATCGCATGTCTTTCCATTCAAGATCACGGAGATGAGAACCCAGCGCTGTAAATCAACTGACGGTAGGTCGCAGAGAGGGTAAGTCTCTAACAGACCCTGGTCCACCTGACCACCTGCAAACAGCTGCTTGACGTTATCGGTACTCAGATTCGTATTCTGTGAAACACTGAGTCCGGGATCTACCGCCGGCTTGCCTGAAGGTGACGGTGCCGCAGAGTCACCAGGTACCTTCGTGTGAACACGAACAACGAGGTTATTCTTGTGAACACCTAATCCAACAACAAGTGTTGAAAACTGAGATCCGCGGATTTCCAGGATATGCTTTCTTTGACCTAACTTATCCTTCCATCCCGTAATGTAAGACCAGAAGCTCACTGAATATTCACCGCCTTCATAGGGAGGTGGGATACTGTAGAGTTGACTCGCCGTAGGCTGATTCGCGGGAATGGAACTACCGACGATAACAGTCGATTGAACCTTTGGCATCCCGAACAAATAAGAATACAGGTAATAAAGTGCTGTGATTCCAAGCACTAAAATTATAAATCCAACAATATATGACATAGCAGTACTACCACCTAAGCCAGCGACTATAGTTGCTTTCACAGAGTTAACGGTGCTCATCGTTCTTCTGCTTGTAGTACTCCATTTTTTTTAGTCATATTGTGTATCCCAGCCATAGAGTGGAGAAGCGGGGCGAACCGTAATCGATTTCATACAGGCACCATTTGGGCAAGGATTGAGTTTTGTCAGAATATCCATATTCATACTAAATTGCGGGGCGCCATTTGTATCTGTAACTTTCTTATACTCAATACCAACGCGCTGTAGATTTAGGCGTTCGGTAAATGCGTGGAAAAAGGCGAATTGCCCATTAAGTTTTGTATCGCCTACCATCGGGGCGCTTGCAGCAGATGAATGATCTACAGAATACTGGGTACGTTTTGAAAGAACAAGATCCATATTGTAAAATACATCAAATCGTCTCCCTTCGCGACTTATTGTCACCGCTATCCACTTCTGGAATGGAAGAGGAGGAAGAGCAAAGGTCTCAATTGATGTTTGTTCTGTAGTTGCTCCAACAGGAAGTCCAATTGTTCTGACGGTAAGTTGTGCTGATGCCTGACCGGGACGACTCGCATCCGGAGAGGACAAAACCTCAAGCTTTAGAATATTAGAAACATTCAATATGATATTATATCCTTTATGTTCGCACTGACTACAATCTCTCATTGTGCAGGGACAAATATTATATCTTTCTGTGCCACACACCGGGTCACCGGGATTTGTGCTACAACTTGTTGCCTGACCTGTTTTCTGAAACGGAAGAATATTAACAAAAAATTGTATAGATCCTGTATTTCCTGTCAAAAACTGTTGCGCAACTTCAGTCGTTGATACAGTTAACGGTTTAGATAAAGGAAACGGTCCTTCTACAACTTGACCTGTCACAGTTGCCTTTGGATTAAAATATCCTTTGTAAAATAATATGGAAACTAGTATTACAACAAGTATTGCGACAATCCAATACCACATTCTACCGTTGGCTCTGAATTTTAACTAGAAAATAGAGTCAATGATTACTTTTACTTACTTTGCGCACTGTGTCAAATCGGACGGTTTAAAATCGGCTGCAATAGGGAATGGCGGTGGTGCTGACGCAATTTCCCTCGCAAGTAGAGGGCGCGACCAATAAGACACATTCAAAATCTTCACCGTTTGCTGGAATTGTTCAGGGGGAGGAAGAAACTGTGTTGATGTTTGCTTGGGTTTTCCCTTTAATACGCGGGAACCAATGAAACGTCCATTCATATAAACTTCCAGCAAATTAGGAAGAAATATAGTTGATAAACGGAACGGTTGTCTAATGGGAACGTTGAGCACAGTAGGTGCTGATTCAATATATTCACCTCCAGCGTCAAATGTCACTGCAGAAACAACTAAATCATTCGTATCGTTTTGTAAATAGATTAGTAAATTGGAATCAGGATAATTTGCCTGTAATGTTTTTGCGCTATTGGGAACCACTGCTTTTTTCCCACGATAGAGTATCATGCGCTCCGTATTTGAAACCGCTAAATCTTTATCTATAAAGACATCGAGAGACAATGTGAATCCGCAGGGTAGTATTTTTTCAAACTTGGATATGAGAGCCGAGCCAGGAGGTTCTTCTTCCCAGATAAGTTGCGCATCCGAAACGCCTGATCCTATCGGAATACTGCCACCGTCACCCGATGAAAATGAGAAAATCGGCGTATATGTATAATGAACTAATACAAGAAGTAAAAAGATAATAAATGCACTTATACATATGTAAAATAAATAGGTAAATCCTGTTTGTACTAGTGATGAACTGTCTATGTCTGTAAATGAAAACGATGGTATTGATGGTAAAAATCCTTTTTTACCATTGGTAGGTGCCGCTTGTCCGCCTGTTTCTCTTAATAGACTTGCGAGACCTTGATCCATTACTCCTGTTCTTCATTATCTTTCTTTTTGCGAGTTTGAGTACGAGACTTCAAGTATCCTCTCTCAGGGTCAAAAGCAATGCGTTTATAATATTTGCGTGTCTCTGAATCTTTACATTTAATTAACTTCTCTCTCAAGTAACATACGAATGAAATGCGCGTATAGGGTTTGTCGGCACCCTGTGTCCCTGTCGTAGGATTATCAAGATGAATTCTCGGTAGATTCTTATTATAGGCTTTATCCTCTGGTGTCTCATACATTGCCGTATTACAGTGCCACTCGTGAACATCCATGGCTAAGAAATCTCCCGTGCGCACATTGAATCCAACACCATATTGCGGGAACATTGTGTAGCCGCCGTGATACTTTCCACGTTCAATGACACTAAGATTTCCGAAACCTTGACGAAAGTCGCCTGCGTCCTGGTGAAGCGCTGTGCGAAAATTACGATTAATCGTCACTGAGGAGAACGCAGTGTCGCCAATCTGATACATGGGTTTAGCAGCAGCAACTTTGTACTGTTGCTTATAGTTATCCGGAATGAGAGTTTTGAAAGCATTGTTAATCTCTTCAATAAAAGGAATTCCGTGTTTATAATATTTGAAATACTTCTGCGTATAGGACGTCAGGCGGCACGGGAGACCCATAAAAGGCGTTTGTTCAAAATATCCTAGAACACTACTAAACACATTGTTATTTACACGCATCTTACTAACTTTTCCATTCAAGACTTCACGCGCTGACCATTTTGTAATATCTGTCGGCTTTCTCTTTTTCCAATAGGCGCCTTTGGCATCAATAGGACCGGCGGCGGCGCCACGATTTCTTGACGGTGCTGCTGTAATATAATAGGCTTCCCATCCCTTTTCAATGAGGTCCTTAGGTAAGACATTCTTACGTAGCTTCGCGAGAAGTTTCTCTGAGCCCGTCGCCGGGTCCTTGCCGTAAATATCTACATCCTCATCGTAAATGGTTATTCCTTTGTCGTCGAAATATGTACCTTCTCTGGCTTTAATTTGATCATTCGACATAACCGGCTTTACAACAATCTTTTTTACTGACTGTTTTAATTCATGTGTGTCTCCAGTCGGAAGCTGAAGTCCTTCTTTAAGTTTTTTCATTTTTTCAGGATTGATATCCATCTCTACTAAGAGTCGCCCTTTGATACATACCAAACAGTTGCGCCACAAATAGCGGTTATAGCGACACCGAGACCGAACCCACGTAAAATAGCTCGCATATCTGCCTCGGCGAAATCCTCCGTTGTAATGACTGGACTTCTACCCAGTGAGCCTAGGCGTGAATAAAAAGCGATGGATTCAGACTCCGTGAATCTCTGCTTTCCAAGTTGTTTATTTACAGAATTATGTAAATCAACCGTCCATTTGAAGAGATCTTCCCTTCTGTCAAGTGATGGTGCGATAGGATTTCCTTGTAGAAATTGAGAATAGTGTTCTCTACAGATAGGGCACGGTATCAAAAAAACTAGAGCTTCATAAAATTCTTTGGCTGCTTTCTTTTGGTTATATGAGGGTTTTTGGGGGTATCCAAGTGCCGAAATATGAATTGTATGCCAAAAGAACGGACCCCAGACTGAAGGAGGAAGCTGCATCTATTGTCGCGAGTCAAAAAGGACTAAAGACAAAGTACGAGAAAATAGTAAGAAGGATGTTTCATTTTATAAAAGGAACGTGTACAAATTGTGGTCTTATAGGACATAGTTTTCGCAGTTGTTCTGCACCTGTCACGAGTTTCGGAACTGTTATTTTTCGTGTAAATGATCTCTCATGGAATCAAGCAGAAGTTCTCACAAAAAATTCATCGTCGTACACCGGGTTTGAAACTTATGCGTCGAAGTTAGAAGTTCTTTTAATTCAACGGCGTGATAGTCTAGGTTTTGTAGAAATCTTACGGGGAAAATACAATCCCTTGGATATAGAGTATATCAAAAAACAAATACAGGGAATGACCGATAAAGAAAGAGAACGTTTGCTTACAGTTCCTTTTGATGAGTTATGGTCTGAATTGTGGGGGATTGATTCACGAACGTCGGCACATTATAGAAATGACAAAGAAATATCGCGACAGAAACTTCAAATACTTCTGGACGGTATTGATATAAATGAAGGGAAATTTTCACTTGAAACTCTTATAAAAGAGTGTACTGTTCATTGGAATACTCCCGAGTGGGGTTTTCCAAAAGGACGGCGAGACCCTCATGAAAACGATCTTGCTTGCGCATTACGTGAAATGTCTGAAGAAACAGGTATAAAAAAAGAAAATGTAATTGTCGTTCAAAATATTGAACCCTTATGCGAGACATTTTACGGATCAAATCATGTACATTATTGTCATAAATATTATACAGTTTTTGTAAAGAGTAATCTTGAAGTTTCATATGATGATACCAATCTACATATGAAACGCGAGATTGGTAATCTTCAGTGGTTTAGTTTAGAGGACGGATTACAAAAAATCAGGGCGGATAATGTTGAGAAACGGGAAATCTTGGTAAAAATGACTACGCTATTACGATCATTTTGCCCAATTCTTCATGAATGATTTGTGCGTTGACACAGGGTCTTTGTTTCTCTAGTCTACATAGAGATGAGTGGACCAGGATCTATGAAAGAGGCTCAATCATTGAGCAGTAGTTTAGCTAGACCATTGAGTCTACAAGAAGCTAGACCTGAACAAGAACAAACACTGACGGGAAAAACAGATACCGAAGTCATAGACATGTGGACAAGAGAAACTGACTTTGATCAACGAGACAAGATACTCAAAGTATTGATTGAGCGGAAACTATTTCCGAAGGATGAAACTGCCGCGGTAGAAAATGACGGTGCACTTTATCCTGATGTAGATGATCCTCTTTTCATTGCGAAACTTTTGAGGAAGCGCGAATTTGCAGAAAATAAACAGCGATCTATGGCGGAAATTCTTGCCGAGGGAGAAGATTTATGCGATCCTACACGGGAATTTGAAATCAGTCCCGTTCAGAGATTTATTACGCGTTTTCTATCACCCGAAACACCCTATAACTCTGCTCTACTGTTTCACGGCGTCGGTGTCGGTAAGACATGCGCGGCTATCAGCACAGCTGAAGCGTATCTTGAGAAATATCCACGGAAACAAGTCATTATTATTGCACCGCCCAATATTCAGTCCGGATTTGAAAGAACAATCTTTGATATTAATTCCGTCAAATTCGGTGATTCTGAGGACGCTGTAAACGAAGCGCGTGGATGTACAGGAAACACATATTTACGTTTAACAAATACTGAATTTGTAAGAGAAAAAAATCTTGTACAGGCTCGCGTGACTAAGCTTATAAGAAAGCGCTATCTTATGTATGGATATCTGGAATTCTACAACTATGTAAACAAAATCATGGAGCGCGTTCCGAAAGGAATTCCTCCTGAACGCCGCGCCCAAATAGAACTTCAGAATCTCCGAAACATTTTCTCAGGGCGACTCATCATGATTGACGAAGCACATAATTTGCGTGATATCGGATCAGAAACAGAAGCAGAAGATAATATAGATGCTCCTGCTGGCGCCGATGAAATAAAGGAATCCGAGGCGGGCAAGAAACTCACGCCTGTTCTTCGAAGAATTTTGGATGTCACCGAAGGAACAAAACTCATGTTACTTACCGCCACACCCATGTACAATTCGTATCGCGAGATCATTTTCTTATTTAATCTACTTTTACGCAATGATAAGAAAGCGGAGATAAGTGACTCAGTTGTCTTCAAAAATGGTGTTTTGACTGAGATTGGTAAAAAGTTATTAGGAAACACAGCGTCTGCCTACATGTCATTTATGAGAGGAGAAAATCCCCTTTCGTTTCCCATTCGTCTAGATCCTGAAGGTGTGTCGCGAGTAACAAGATGGTCTACAGTTGCACCGAATGGCGCAGCAATAAGCGATGTTGAACGAGAGCGTATGGTGAATCTACCATTAATTAAAGTTGAATTTACAGACGATGCTCTTCGTTATTATGATGCTCTGACACGCAATACAATTGAGTCAAAAGGAATGGGTGTAAATACAGTTGATTTGCTAGTACAAGCCGGCAACTGGTTGTTTCCTGGCGCTTCTCGTGTAAGAGAAGAGGGATTTTCAAGTTGTTTCGATGAAAGCAGCCGCGGATCTCTGAAAACATTTCAGTCCAAGACAGGTCCGCCGACATGGCTAAAAGAAGATCAGTTGCCTGCTTATTCACCGAAAGCCGCGCTCCTTATCAAACGGCTCCGCACGTCAAAGGGTGTGGCATTCGTCTATAGTCGTTTTGTAAAATCTGGTGCGCTAACCTTGGCTTTGGCACTTGAAGCAAATGGATATACGCTCGCGGGTCGCGAACTTCCGTTTTTACAGGACGGTGTCCAGACTGAAGGTGGCAGACAATGTGCTAAATGTCCGCTCAAAGAGAAAGAACACAAAGGCGCGGGTCATTCTTTCGTCGCTGCAAAATATGTAATACTCACTGGGCGCAGTGAATATTCACCTAATAATAAACAATCAGTTGATCTGGCTCGCTCAGAAAAGAACAAATTCGGCGAGGAAGTCAAAGTTGTACTCGGTTCTCAAGTGGCTGCGGAAGGTATTGATTTGCGTTTTATTCGCGACATATATGTATTTGACAGTTGGTTTCACTTAAATAAGCTAGAACAAGTCCTCGGTCGCGGTATTCGTATGTGTAGCCACGCCCTTCTTCCTGTTGAAGATAGAAACTGCACAATCCATTTGCTTGTAAACGCCTTTCCAGAATCCAGCAAAAAGGAGACAATGGATTTTTACATGTATCGCGTAGCAATGAATAAGGCAGTGACCATGGGTGTTTTAACACGATTTTTGAAAATGAATGCTCTAGATTGTAATCTAAATCGCGATGCAATTCTTATTCAGGGATTACCACCTAGAAGACAAGTTGATTCACAGGGTAAAGAACGCCCCAGTGTAGATGTAAATGATATGCCCTACACAAGTGTTTGTGATTGGATAGAATCGTGCGATTATAAATGCGCTAAGCCTGTAGACGTTGATGAAATGACTGCAGATACCAGCACATATGACGAATATTCCGCTCGCTACAGAGAATCAACAATGAAAGATCGCCTGCGTGAATTATTCAAGAAACAGCCTTTCTACAAATATGCAGATTTTAAACAGGCGTTTGCTGATATTCCAGAAATATCTCTTGTGACTCTTTTATCATCTGTTGTAGATAATCGCAGCTTTCAAATACAAACGGCAAATCATAAAGGATTTATTACATTTAGAAATGGATTCTATCTCTTTCAACCAGATCGTATATCAGACACTCGTCTACCTATTGCCTTACGTGTAGCGACCTATCCTGTAAAACGTGACATCTATCAACCTATTACATTAAAACATGAAGGTGTAGATCAAGGTGAAGATGATGGTGAAGTTCAAGAAGTTAGCGTTGAGGTTGAGGAAGAACTGGATGTAGAAGGAGTTCTTCGTTTCTGGAATGAGTTTACTAAATGGTTTTCAAGAATGAAAGGCGGTCCAAAGGATGGAGATGTTTCCACAACACTTCTATCACTTGTAAATACACGATATTCAAAGAACAAGAATGAATTGCGACGCATGAAAGAGATATTAGAAATGATAACTTATTTCTATGTATCCATTTATTCATCGGCTGAGCTTCTTGACCATTACCAGCGTGTTCTCTATAAATTTCTGTGGGATGAAATTTTGACAAATGCCGAACAAATTGCTGTGTTTGGTGAATTAGCAGATGATGCTGATTTATTGACTGTCTGGGAAGAACAGGTTCTTGAATCAGATGGTTCGATCGCATTTCGTAATCTGAATCCGACAACAGGCAAAATGGAATATATGTGCGACGGAAAGCCATGTAATGACGCAATTATCAAACTTCTAGAAGATCCTGAAAATGACCCG